ATGGGTTCTGTGCTTATGCTGCTCATAACAGTTTTATTTCAAATACATTAAATTAACCTGGGGGACGTATGTTAGGGTTTGGGGTCGGAGAGGCTATCGCAGCTGCGGCAGCCTTCAAGAGTGCTGTCGATGCAATTAAATCGACGATAGGAAGCGCAAAGGATGTACGCGATATTGCGTCCAGTATCGATCAGCTGCTAGACGGCAAGGCTAGGATCGATCGTGCAAAAAAACATAAAGCGCCGCCAGGATCGTTTAGTTTTAAATCAATCGCGTCAGATACTATTAGTGCAAAGCTAGCCGAGGAGGAGCTTTACACGATTTCAGTACTCATTGATAACCGGTTCGGCCACGGCACTTTCCGTGGGATCCAGGATGAACGAAAGAAGCGCATTAAAGAATACAATGAGGCAGAGCGTAAACGATTAGCAGCTAAAGCTAAGCGCCAGAAAGAATTAACAAATGATCTCAAAATATTTGCTTTTATTTTCTGCGGTGCTGTTGTCGTTCTTGTGGCTGTCTATATCTATTTCACCTATGCAAACTAAGGGAGCACACGATGATCGCATACATTATGACCTGGTTAAAAGGGTTAGGAAAACCGCAGCCGGCAGAAGCATTGCCGAGTTTTATTGCGTCTACATCAACCAAGAAAAGGGGCAGACCAAAGCAATCACAGTCGGCCGCTACGAAGACTGTCCGGAAAAAGAAAAGTAAATGAGTCCAGAAACTTTGGATCGCTGGAAAATTATTCCCAGGCTTATGATGATTACGATCTTAATTATTAGTTATCAAGTCTGTTCCTGGTTTATGAGTCTACCGGATCCGACGATAGAGCAATCTGGATTTTGTTCGATTGTAATCGGTGCATTGACTGGCTGCTTTGCAATCTGGATGGGAAAGGAAACTAGCACATGAGTTTATTAACTACTTTAGTAGGGCCGGTATCTTCTCTACTTGATAAGTTCGTAGAGGACAAAGATCAGAAAGCGAAACTCGCACATGAGATCGCTACTATGTCTGAGAAACATGCCCAGGAAATAGCCGTAGCACAAATCAAAGTTAATGAGGCAGAAGCTAAAGGTAACTGGTTCCAATCTTCCTGGAGGCCGGCAACAGCTTGGGTATGTGTTCTTGGTTTTCTTGTAAATTTTCTAGTCAGTCCTCTTTGTGCTGGATTTGGAATCATAATTCCCCAGGCAGACACAGCAACAATGCTTCCGGTTTTAATGGGCATGCTAGGCCTCGGAACTATGAGAACTGTAGAACGTCTACAAGGAAAGGATAGAAAATGAAAAAGAATTTTGAAAGCTGCATGGTGATGCTGCTCGAGAACGAGGGCGGATACCAGGAGGACAATCGGGATAGCGGAAATTCTTCTGATGGGTACGGCAATCCGGGATCCACAAACTGGGGAGTCACAGCGAAAGTTTACGCACAGTTTACCGGTCAACCAGCGACAAGAGAGATTATGAAATCGCTGAATAAAGAAGACGTGTATCCGGTCTATAAAGAGTTGTATTGGGATCGCATAAAGGGTGACGATCTACCGGATGGAGTCGATTGGACGACGTTTGATTTCTGTGTAAATAGCGGTGTGTCCAGGGCAGCAAAAGCGCTGCAAGGAATTGTATCTGCAACCAAAGATGGGGCGATCGGCCCGAAGACAGTTGCAGCTGTAGAGCAAAAAGATTCTAAACAAATCATTGATGAGATGCACGATCTGCGGCAAGATTTCCTGGAGGGTTTATCGACGTTCAAACACTATGGTCGAGGCTGGACAACCAGGAACGCACACGTCAAAGACACTGCCCTGGACATGGTGTAGTGTTATCCAAATGTTATCCAAAATAGATGCAAACTCATGCAACTAGATGCAAATAGGAATCACTTTTGTTTGCATTAATTTGCATATATTTGCGTGTATTTGCACCAGTTTGCACTTGGCGAGAATTTTCAAGTCCTATCACCCGCACCAAAACTTTCCATATATTACAATAACTTAGCTATTTGTTAGCCAATTGTTATCCAAATGTTATCCAAACATTACTTTACAATCTTGATTCATTGAGTCATTATCAATGCAATTACAATCAAGTTTCCTAAAAGAATGTGGAGGTTCAATATGGAAAAAGTTATTGAGAGCAGCGGTGAGAAATCGCAACAACTAAAGCAGCTGTACGATCTGACAACAAATACAACAAGCATGATCGTGCATACAAACAAGAATCAAAAAATAGTATTGTCACAAGCGCAGCTTGAATTGATCCGGCGCGGTATCAATCAGTGTGTCGATACTGACCCCTCTATATATTTATAGGGGGTGCAATGTTAAATACAGAGCTAGTAAATAATCTTGTTCGCCAGTACGATTACAAGGCATCACGAAGTAAAAGACCCTGGTGCGTTGACGGCAGAAAACACAATCACAAAAGAAAATTTTTCTACACAAAACAAGAGGCTATTAAATACGCTGAAGAGATTGCAAGCAATCTTAGATTGTATTCGTCCGGCCGCGCAGAAAAAAAAGTCAGAAACATTTTTGAGTGCGAGAAGTGTAAGACGACTGGTGAAATTTGTTGCTACAAAAAATCTAGGATTGACGACGTGGCAAACGGAACTATTCGAGAGCATAGTTTTGAAAACTCAATGCGCGATATAAACTTTCTTCTCAACATCAAAATAAATAATCAAGCTGTTGGCGATAAAACTGCGGCAGAATTTTTCGGAGATCCGACTACTGTATTCACAATCATAACTCCGGCAACTACGAAAAATCGAGTGCATAAAACTGTAAAAAATTATTGGGCCAGTTACACTGATTTTGGATCGTACTGCGTTAAGGCTGGATATGCCGATCACAATATGTTCCGGGAAACGCGGCCGAAAAATGGCGGAAAAAAATCTGCCAGGAAAGATAAGATCGACAGAGTGCAACGCGATGTTGTCGAGCGGATCCTCGAGCAGCTGCCGACCGGCAATAGCAATCAGCTGCATGGTTATACAAAATGTAACTGGCGACTAGCTGCGTTCTTTGCAGCACAAACCGGATTGCGCCAGGGCGAACAGAGAGCGCTGACCTGGAGCGACGTTGATTTTGATTTGCGATCCGTCGCGGTCAACAAAGGTATCGATAGATATAGAAATGTTGCGGAACCAAAAACAGTAAAGTCAACCAGGCGATTGCGGTTTCCGCCGGTAGTTGTAAAGGCGCTGCAAGAGGAATACATGCGCCAGGGCAAGCCGCCGAAAGAGGATCTTATTTGGCAAGACACACGCGGTCTTACAATACATCCCTCGATGTTCATCAAGAAGCTGGCCAAAGCAGCCGTTGCAGCCGGTGTTGCTCGTATTACCTGGCACGAACTAAGGCACTACTATGCCTCCGCTCAGCTGGCCTTAAAAGGCGGCACAAAGGATGGCATCTGGAAAGTGTCAAACAACCTGGGCCATAGCAACACTGTCACCACAACAAAAACTTACGGCCATTGGCTAGAGGATTACGCAGAGGATCCGGAAGAAACTGCAAGAGAAGATCAAGCAGCGCTGCGTTACTAAAAAAAAAGGCCGCAAGCGCGGCCTAGTTTGCTATGTGGTTTTTGTTAGAAGTTGTTCGGATCTTGCATCTCTTCCCACAACGTGAAGATATCATCACCAGCTAATCCCTCGTCGTTCATTATCTCGATTACCTGGTCAATCTCTTTCTCTGTAGCTTGTCCTATCTCACACATTCCATTCTTAGCAAACTCGACAAACTGTTTGATTGTGTATCCTTTTTGAGCGATCGCTCCGTTACCTACATAAATTCCATAATTCCAATCTGGTTTTACTTGTGGTGTTTTCATTTAAGATCCTTTCTTTTTGTTGAAACTTAGGTTGTCGTAAATGCAGCTGCAAATGTGTTCGTTGGCAATCTTGATGTCTGCGTGTGCAGCAGCTGGAAACAAATCTGGTTCTCGTTTTGCCAGGGTGATAAGACCTAGCACATGGGGATCATGTCCGGTCTTGTCCTTGATAACTTTTCGCATCATCTTGAGTGAGGCTGGTATCCCAGCCTCAAGTTTTTTTATGAATTTTTTGTCGTACAATTAAGCAACTCCTTTCATGTTAAAAATGTCAATCTCGCCAGGCTCTGAGAAGTCGTCGAAGTACTCCCATACGTCACTCTTAGCAGCAAGGATGTGTCCGGCCTTGCATTGGATCATGTCGAGTAACTTCTCTGCCGCAGATCCTACGTACTCTGGATGCTCACAAGATTGGTATCGCAAGCAACCGGCCATCTTGTAAGCGTCAGCTGCGCTGATCTTGTTAGCGTGTTTGACTTGTTTCATGTAACCCCAAATAGCACCGCAGAAACCTGGTTGCGCTGGCTCCTGGTATTTGTGGCTCACGCTGTCCTGGTTAGCAGTGGCCAGGTGCAGCACTAAGTCCTTGGCATCGAGGAAGATATCTTTGCCGTCATGGACGATCGAGTTAAGACCTGGTGATTTGTTTTGTAAGTACCACAAGACCAGCTGGCCTATGTGATGGGGATTAACAACGTATGCACTCATTTAGTGTCCTTTCTGTTTGTTTTTGGGATTTGGTTTCGAATCAATTGATCCATTACTCATTAAGATTGACATAATACGTCAAGGTTTACAAGGAAAAAGTAACACATTTTGTTACGCAGCTGTGTCGAACAATGGTAATTCGTGTAACTCCTGGTGATTTACTTTTGCCTCGAGTCTGTCAGCAAACTGCTTGACGTGGTGAACCATTTTATCTCGCTTGTAGCAGTGGTTCATTGCTATGTTGCAGCTGTCGGCACTATCGAAACCGATCTTGTGCAGCACTCCTAAACCTCGCATCATGTGGATCCAGGGTCTATTTTCTATTCCGTAATTTGCATCCCAATAATCCATATGGGCGAAAGCTTGTTTGACTTTGTTGTAATATGCGCTGGTCGGGCCGTTCCTAGCTATGTCAACCTCGGCGCAGCTGCCGAAACCTACGAAGTTAAAAAGTCTGTGCAGCTTTTCTAGCTGTTCGAAACTTTCATTCATGTGCCATATGGCCATCGCTCTCTCGGGGTATTTGATTTTGTCGTTGTGTATCGCGTCTGCGATCAAGGCCATGTTCTCTGCCTCAGTGCCGCCGATCACGTCCGGTATGACACACACTGCCTGGTCGCATCTATCCATCGCGTCGTTGGCCCAGCTGTAGAACCCATCCCACCAAGCTGTATCCAGTTTGATGCCTTTCTTCCAAGCAGTAAACGCGCCGTTGTCTAAGATCAAGATCTGATCTTTGCCAACCAGGTTGATGCAATCTTCTAGCTGCTCCGGGTGCATGTAACTAACGCAGAAACTATGACCTTTCAGCTGGTGCAAATATCGCTTTGGTGTTATCGGTGTTCCGTGAACTAATCTTTTCATTAATAACCTTTCTTATTTGCAGCGTCGAACAGTGGTAGTCCGAAAATTATGTCGTTGATTTTGTCCTTGTGTATGCCGTGTATGACATAGATGTTGTCGATCTTTTTAAGTTTGCCCCAATACTGAGTGATTGGCATGACACCTCTCTGATCGACGACTTTGCCGTTGTAAAGAACCTGGGCATGACCAGTTGTACTGATTAAGTAGCAAGTGTCTTCTTTTGCCACAGTTCTGTAAAAGTTAATTAAGGTTTTTTTATGCCAGCCTTTTTGTCTAAGTTTTACATCGTAGAGGTAATCATACTTAACACCGGCATGATCTAAATAGTCTTTGTACCAGTGGTTCCAAGTGCAACCTTTCCATCGGTTGCTAGCGCAATATCTGTGTTTGCCTTTGAACCAGGCCCAGGCATCTTTGAATTTAGTCTGCGTGGCAATCGCGCAAGCTAGCACACCGCAGCAAGGGCCGTTAGCATCATTCCAGTCGTTACCGGTCAATGCAAATGCGTTCATTGTCGCTCCTTTCTGTCTGTCTTGGGGGGGATATTTTCGAATCAATTGATCCATTACTCATTATTATTGACACAATGCGTCAATCATTGCAAGCAAAAAGTAACAGAAAGTGTTACACAGTATATTTTATTAGTTAATCTTAGCGCCTAATCGCTCGAGGACATGGCTTGCAAGATAGCTGGTGCGGCCGCTTTTGTGGATCTCGTAGTCACCATGCGCCAGGATCCGCCGGAGTCTATGATAAGCAGCCGGTTTAGATAATCCTGGGAACAGCAGCTTGCCAGCCTCAGATAGCGTATACAATCCCTTAGAATTGTGGACGGTCAGTTTCACTACTGTCATCATCATCACCAAAGTTAGGTCTTGAATAGTTTTGTCGTAAATCTTGCGGAACATCCAGGAAGAGTAGGGGCCGCTCGAGTACAGGCCATACTCCGCCGGGTTCTCCTTTTTCCTTGATACTTAGCCCCAGCTGCAACTGTCCATTGCCATACTGTAGCGCCAGGTCAAGCAGTTTTTGATAAGCCTCCTGGATAGCAGCGCGTTGCTCGTTAGTCTGCGGCAGCTGCCGGCCATCTTCACCTTTACCGGTACGAAACTGCAACCAAGCAGCGCATTGATAATCATTATCCTTTTTCAATCCACCACTTAATCTAAATTGATTGTTTCCGAAATGCGGTTTGGATCCGCCGATCTTTATTTTTTCCATGTTATTTCCTTAACTTGTTTTCCATCTCTTCATATTTATCCGCAATAATTTGCGCCATTGCTGGAGCCTCTGCTTTTAAGCGTTTATAGTTTGCTTGCTCTTTTGCAAAAATTGCATTCATCTGCCCGATAGATTTCGAAAACTTAAAGTCTGCGACCATGCGATCTACGAACTTTTGAAATATATCGTCGTTTTTGCCAGGAGTTTTTTCTGCCTCAACGTCTTCTGGAAAGTTATCGCTTGCTTGCTGCAAATCTTCCATAACTTCATCTTCTTCTTGTTCTGCTTCTTTTGCTGCCTGGACTGCCTCGTTCATATCCATCTTTGCGCCTTTCAATGCAGCAACCTCGATCTCGAAGTCGCTGGCAAATTCTCCGCCATGCAATCCCAGGTTTGCTAACGCACGTCCGATGGCTGACGTTTCGCCGTTCTCGACAGCTGACGTTTTATTTACATTGCTGCTGCCGCGTATCTCTTCTGCTATGCCGGTGGATATTGGTCGGTCAGATCCCGGCGCGTATACTTCAGCAACAACTATCACGCGCTTTCCATCGTCTACTTTTACTTTTGTGTTTATCGAGAAGTCCGGAAAATACTTTCTAAATATTTCTACACGCACTGCAACAGTTGTATATTTCTTATTACCGCGCGTAACGACACCGCTTTTATTGAGTTCTCCAATCTCTTGCATGGCTGCTTGCAGCTGATCTTTCATCTAAATACTCTCCTTGCTAATTCTTTAAGTTCGGGTTGCAGCGTCCAGGCAAATCCGTCGTGCCATTCCGGGTCGACCATGCGAAACAAATCATCCTGGTTGTCTGCTTTTTTAAGTAGCTGCTCTGTTACCTGGTGATGCCGGGCAATCTCTTTTACGATCCTGGCTAAGTTCTCATCGCTTAGCTCCGGTGAATTGTCCTGGTCAAATATTCTAAAGTCTTTGTAATTCGCGTACACCAGGAACGGCGGCTGCTGACCATTCAAGGCCCAAAAGCCGGCGATCTGGTACACAGCTTTCTGCTCGAAAGGCCCGGATAAATTATTGGGTAAATATGATTTGCGTTTTACGCTGCTCCATTTTGTTTTGAGATCGCCGCGTCGTGCGTAGTCCGGCCGGGTGTTGTGTGGCAGTTCGCATCCTGGCAGCTTGTCCTGGAGAATAATCTCGCCGACATATCGGTTCTCTCTCGACATAGCTTGTTTCAATCCCTCGAGTGCATGGTTGATAACCAGCGGAATCTCCTCTTTATAGAGTTCAATCTCCATTTCGTCGCTATTTCCCAGGAAATCGCTGATAAAATGCCTATTCTCAAAAATTAGCCCCTTAGATTTGGCCCAGGAGTGCGCTTCATCAAGTTTCATGGGTTCTGCATCATCAATATTTAGCACACTATCAACGGCTTTTTGTGTTGACGTACCAGCTAACATACGTGGGGATGCTGCACGATTGGGATCTAATTGCCTGGCACGATCCGGATCCTCTTTCCAGAGCTTATCGAGCATGGGCCGGATGATTATTTTATCAAACAGCTTGCGTCCTCGAGGCTGAGACATTGGATTGCTATGATGATGGTAGTTGAAACGCAAAGCATAGTCGGGTGTAAGTTCGGGCAGCGGCATGTTATCTCTCTTTGTTGGTACGCGCCGCTTGAAGGATAGAAACGGCGCGTCTAACAGTGATAACAAATATTGTTACTATGCGTCAATAATTAAAATCAATAATATTGCAGATTGCATCAATTATCTTTTACGCACTCAAAACCCATAGCTGCTGGATCGTAAATCATCATTGATACCGGCACTGACCAAACAAGTTCGCAGTCGGGCAAGAAGTCTTTTTCCATTGCTGGATATTTTACGTTTTCTTTGCGCTCGCGTTCTTGCACTGCATCAACCATGTTAATAATGCGCCGCACTGTATGTGTCGTGAAGTCGCTGTTCTCAAATGGGTAGCCAAGAACTGTGAGATCCTTGCCGTCCTTGCCAAGTCCTTTGATGCAATTGAGTGAAATTTGACCGACAGATTGATTATGAACGAAGCGCTTATCTATTGGTCGTTGGTCAATTATTGCGATGCTAGTCTTCTTTTTGGCAAACCATCCAGGACAACTGTACGCGCCGTGGAAGGATTGAAAACTAATTGGCCCAGCG